TACTTACTGTGGAAGATTTTAATTTAGCAAAATCACATACCGAGAAAGTAAAACCTTATTTATTTGCGGCAACAATATTTAAACCTTTAATAAAAAACATATCTCTTAGCTCTAAACCACCCGGTCCAATGGCAACCGCCGCATTCGTAGCGGCAAGAGGTGACGGTAAAACTCCACCAAATAATAGTGATACATCCACTGCTATAAAAAAGCAGAAGGATGAGGAAGCGTTCAAGAAGCAATATGACGAAGCTCTTAAAAATTATACAGAGTCAATTCTTTTAGCAAAAGAACGTGGTTTTAATGATGCGTGGTCTGATAAAGTTCGAAGTTCTCTTTCTAAGATCAAGAAAATGAAAATTGGGACTAGTGGCGCCAAGAACGACGTCCATTGGTTGAATAATGCGGTTTATCCGATTGATTTGAGTATAACAATAGATGGGATTTCTGGATTTAAATTTGGAGACGTTATAACTACTAACTTGGTACCAAAACAGTATTACACAGATTATAAGATGGTTTTTACTGTCACAAAAATAAACCACACTATTAAAGACGGTATATGGGAAACAACATTAAATACGAAGTCTCGTATCACTATGGATTAAAAAGAAAACACTCAAAAAATGGGAAACTAATAAATGGCATTTCGTAAAAAAATATATTACCCCGAAAATCAAATTCAACGTAATCTTTTTACAAAAGGTGGAGAGTTGATGACTTTAAGCGATTGGAAAGAATATGAAGGTTTTTATCACAAATATGCAACTGGTGAAGTTTTTACTGAAAAAGATTGGAATCCTTTGCGTTCAAAGGCACTAGTTAAATTAAAAAAAAGAGATGAGTCTTATTTTCGTTATATTGACTTAAAACATTATGTTATTATAAATGGTGATAAAAAACTAATCGTTGGCGGTGGTGGGTCACAATTTTCAAGATATACTGCACCTAGAGCAGTAAAAGTTCTTCCTAGTGAAATAGAACAAGAAGACGGGGTAATGACTCGATACTTTATTTACAAAAGAAATGAACCAACACGAGTATTTTTTGAAGTAGACAAATCACAAATTGAAAACTATAGCACAGATCATACAGGGATAAATCAATACTTATACGGTTTTTTGGAAATACCATGGAAAATATCAGGACCGGAATTTGATATTAGAAGTAATGGTATTCTCACGAAGCCAGGTATAGTGGATACTAATTTAAGAATTATTGAAAGATATTCGAAAAAATTTCCTATATTGAAACAAATTCTAAATAACCCAAGAGAACATTCAAAGTACAATAGATAAGTTATGTTTCAAGATACCCCAAGTATCTGTGTCCCGATTACAACTAATAATAATTTTCATCCGTCTCAAACGGAGATTGTTGCACTGTATCTTCATTTTCAAAACGGAGATACAAAGTTAGTAAACTTTTCACACCCCGATGTAATTCAGTCTGAATGGAAGTTAGAAGACATAAAACTTCATCCAAAATCGCTGGTACTGAACAAGAAGGGTATAATCTATAACGGATTCAATGAAGGTATAGACCTAAACTCCTATCTTCAATACTACATAGACGATACAATCAATATACAAGATTTTTACGGAAAAGCCATTGAACAACTTCAATCCCGTCTTTACTCTCATAGGAACTTGGGTAAGATAATTCCCCTATCAAAGTGGATTGAGTTTGCCGAGGGAATCATTCTGTACACTCTAGCTTACTATGACCCGGAGAAAGTATCAGATGGTTGTATTTCATTCTGTCAGGACTTTGTAGATGTATTTCACACCATCGAGATAAACGATGTGCCATACGAAGACGAGATGCGGAAACAAAACTATATGTGGTACACCGCAACTTCTCGACCATCAAACGCATGGAACAACTTTAACTTCTCTGCCCTGAATAAAAATGATGGTACACGTAATAAAATTCATTCAAGGTTTTCTAATGGAAAACTTGTTCAGTTTGACTATGATGCCTTCCACATCAAACTACTTGCTAAAATTCTAGACTACAAGTTTAATAAACATCCATACGAAGAAATTGCAGAAGAACTGAATCTCAACATTCCATATGATGAAGTAAAGTCAAGAGTGTTTCAAAATATATATGGAACTATTACCGACCAATTCCTCCAACATCCGTTTTTCCAACAAGTTCAGGCAATGATTGATGAGTTATATGCCGAGTACCAAGAACGTGGATATATTGAATCTTATTTCTATCACAAAAGATTCCGTGATATAGAAGATCCAACACCAAATAAGGTCTTTAATTACTTCTTACAATCATTAGAGACAGAATATAACGTCCGCAAAATAAAAACGTTTCTACCCCTACTGGCGTCCACAGGAGCGGTATTCTGTATGTACTTGTATGATGCATTTGTGTTTGATATGCCAACACAATCGGATGAACTTATACAGAAATTAAAGCGTGTTTTTGAAACTGATGACATGACTACTAAATTTTCGATTGGTGTTAATTTTGGTAGTATTACAGAAATTAAATGATATTTATAGATATATTAAAATTAATAAAAGGTTGTATATGCAAGATGTTATAGATGAAATAGTTGGAGAATGGTCAAGACGAACACCGTCGGGTATAATAGATATTAATAACGAATCCCATATAAATACGTTAATTGGTATCATGAATGAATATATTGGCAATCAAGAGATTATCAGGGAATGGGTTGAAAACATAGTTAATAACTAACGAGAGAAGGTATTGAAGATACAACTAATATGTACATTTGTAAAAAAATATCAGATAGAACAGACATTAGATACGATTGCCGAATCTTTTGAATTATTAAATAATAAAATTTTTCTTTTTAAATCCGTTGGATTAGATGACGAAATGATATTGTCATATAACATAATTTTAAATTCTCATAAAACATTTTTATCGGATTCTATTTTAGTACATCGTAAGAAAGAAACAAATACAATTTATACAATAAATGCTTTAAATGAACTCATTGTGAATCTCAATAACGGAGTACTTGATAAAAAATTTCCAATAGAATGGGAACGGTATCGTGATACTATGTTGTTGAAAAAAACCGATGGATTAAAAATGTTAAAAATTCAAGTAGTTAAAGTTTATTCCATTTAGAAATTGGAATTGATTGATATTTATAGTATATTAATAGGTTGAATTACTTTAAAAGTCTTAATATGAAAAAATACGATAAATTAATAGAAGATATGGATTATCTTTTCAAGGCACTCCGTGAACAACTTTCAATTGTAAAGGAAGGTGATGCGGCAGAAGATATATTCAATGAGATTAAAAAGTTACTACCAAACATATCAATGTTGCCAAACAATGTCATAGATTCTAGTAAATACCAAGAACATGAAATAGTTGATGTGTTTCGTAAACTAGGATACGAGTATAAAAAACCATTTGGTAAAAAACTACACTTCTTCAATCGAAAGACTAGTATCAGTATTTATCTCGGCCAAGATACCCGAAAAATAACTCTACAACCATAACAAATAAGAGAAATTAGATGCATAATAAGAAAAAAAATAAAATCAACGAACAGATTTCATCTATGATTCAAGGTCCACTGAAATACGCCGTATTTATTGATATCGGTTCATATATTTCACGTGGCAATGGTTTATTAACTACGATGTTGCGCGGTATGGATATTGTAAAGATATCAAAGTTATTCAGACCAATATCAGTTTCTGATGTTTACAAATCAAAAGAACAAGAATTCAAATCACTTTCTTCTAGATTTGCATCGAATTCTTCACTCAAAACATTATATCTTGCTTTATATAAATTGAAATCAAGTGTAGCTGGTGAAGAAGATACAACACAAGTACAAAAAGATATTGAATTGCTTATGAATAAAATAGGAAAAACTATATCATCAAAGTTGACAGATGAAGACAAAGAGTTATTTGATTCTATTTCACCAAAATTAGATACGGTTGCAAGAATAATTGGGAATGTCATAGATAATTCTATCAAATCAGTATCGGCAGAAGAACCACCAACCGAAGAAAAACCAACAGAAGAACCACCAACCGAAGAAAAACCAACAGAAGAACCGTCTACGGAAGAGAAACCTGAAGAAGCGGATGATGAATCTACTACGAAAAAAGAACATCTTGAAAATCGTGTAAAAAACATTGTTAGAGAAATTTTAAGAAAATCTGTAACTAAAAAGTAATTGGTGGGTTCTTAATAGACAACCATTTACAAAAGGAGTTTTTATGAAGACAATGTTACTTTCGATTATTACTGTTATTGGTCTTGTATCGGTTACAGGTTGTTCGAACACAGAGACTGGCACAACAGAACCGAACGCAATTTATACAACGATGGTTGCTAATCCAGATGGAACAGTATCGGAACAAATGATAGAAAGACCAAAGCCAGATAATGGTAAGAAGGTTGAGACGAGACCATTCGTTGACCTTCTTCGTCTTTTAAATCTTACACCAGAACAAAGACCACTTTTAGAAAGATTACTTACACAACATAAACAATGCACACAATCTTGTATCGAAACACTCAAGACAGCTGAACGTGAAATTCTTATGAACGCAAGAATTGAAGAAAAGAAAATTAAGGATGGAGTAAAAGCCGGTACAATCACAAAAGAAGTCGCAAGACGTGAATTGGCGCAACTCAAACAATCAACTCAAGAAAAACTAAAATTACTTCCAAAAGATAAGGTTCGTGAATGTCTACAAGGGTGTGATACACAATTCCTAAATTCACTCAAAGAAATTCTTACACCTGAACAGAAGATTATACTTGAAAAGTGGATTGCCTCTCGTCAAAAGAGAGGAACCACAGACGATAAGAATCCAAAGGGTCGGGGTTAATTCCCTGACCCTTTTGGGTTTTTTATCCACACCCTATTGACTATTAACATTTAATTTCGTATATTAGTATTATCAGTTAACAATTGAACAGATAGCAGTTATCAGTTCACAATTATCATTTATCTTTTAGGAGTACCTATATGGCAATCAATCTTGATGCTATTCGCAATCGTCTGAGCGGTTTGAAGAATTCGAGCAATCGCACTTCAAACATTTGGAAACCAGAACCTGGTGAACACCAAATCCGAATCGTTCCTTATGTTCACAACCGTGAAAATCCGTTTATCGAACTTCACTTCCACTACAACCTTGGCAAGAAGTCAATGTTGTCACCTTCTTCATTCGGCCGACCTGACCCTGTTCTTGAATTTGCAAAGAAGTTGCAACAAGCAGGTGACAAGGAAAATTGGGTCGCTGGTAAGAAGCTGGAACCAAAGATGAGAACATACGTTCCTGTTATCATACGTGGTCAAGAATCAGAGGGTGTAAAGTTTTGGGGATTCGGTAAGCAAATTTACCAAGAACTACTTTCATTTATCGCTGACCCTGATTACGGTGATATTACAGACCTTCAAGAAGGACGTGATGTTGTTGTGACTGTCAAGTCGGCAGAAGAAGCTGGTAAGAGTTATGCGGAAACAACAATCCGTATCAAGCCAAAGCAAACACCAGCAACAGAAAATGATCTCGTGATTGAAAAGATTAAGAATCAACCAGATATCATAGAACTTTATCCAGAACCAACATATGAAGAGTTGAAGTCACAACTTCTCACTTGGATGGGTAATGCCGAAGAACAATCTCAAGAGGTTGAATACAAGAAGCCATCGGAAGCACCAACGCAATCCGTCACAAAGGCAGAAGTAGAAGACGCATTTGATGATCTCTTTAACTAAGAGATAAGTTATGTCTAAATTAAAAAACAAAGTTGAACTTACCGACGAGCTCGGTAGTAGTATCGCAGACACAATCAACAAACAATTTAAGTCTCAGAACTTGAAGACAGCATACTTCTTGGAAGGTGATGAAGATGCACCAACCATCGTGAAGGAATGGATATCTACAGGGTCAACTATTCTTGACCTTGCCATCTCAAACAGAAAGAATGGTGGATTTCCCGTTGGTCGTGTTTGTGAAATAACAGGATTAGAGCAGTCGGGAAAATCTCTATTGGCAGCTCACACCCTACTCAGTACTCAAAAACGTGGTGGTCTTGCTGTTTATATTGACACGGAAAATGCACTTTCAACAGAGTTTCTTTCGGCCATTGGTCTCAATCTAAAAGAGATGTTATACATTCCACTGGAAACAGTTGAAGACATCTTTGAAACGGTGGAAGTTATTGTTGAAAAGATTCGTTCTTCGGATAAGAACCGACTCGTAACGATTGTTGTTGACTCTATTGCAGGTGCGTCAACAAAGACAGAGATGGCCGCCGACTTTGATAAGGATGGTTATGCAACCGCAAAGGCAATTATAATTTCAAAGGCACTGAGAAAGATTACAAATCTTATAGGCCGAGAAAGAATCTGTCTTATATTTACAAACCAACTTCGTCAAAAGTTGAATGCACCAGCTTTCTCTGATCC